GTGTTGCTGAAAGAGTTGATGCGCAGCCGCAATCGGTCGATGCGGGATCTGCTTGGCGTCGAGATCAAAAACCTCTCCAAAGCTATGGGCCTGCCCGTCCCCGAGCTGGACGCCATCGGAACCGTCGAGCCGCCACAAGCTGACGTGGTCGCAGACTTCTGGGGCGCGCTCCTGCAGCTGGAGACCAAGGGCATCATCTATAACCACTCCAAGGACTCGCAACTGATCGCCCTGAACATGCAGCACCTGGTCGAACTGTTCGCTGCCAATGGCATTCAGTCCATCATCGGCACCGACGTCACCAACGCACTTAAACGCTGCAAGGAACCTCAGTTTTTGGGGATGAAGGCGGTAGACAGCATTATTCGGAAAACCACCACCAAGTGCTGGGTGTTCAAGAAAGTCGCCCCGATTCAAGGCCAATGAAGTGACGCCAGCCCTTACCGTCTTGGTAAGCAGACGGTAAGGCGATTGCTATCCTGCCCTGCGCGGATCTATGCAGGAGCAGCTGACCAGATCGTGAAAGCTAGGTTTTCTCCCAGGGTTTATGGATAGGTGGACTGTATAAAACCTCATGAACCCGTATAATCGCCGTCGCTCAGAGGGGTTCATAAATGCCATCAGCTGTATCTTTGTTTTCAGGTTGTGGGGGTTCAGACGCAGGTATTCTGCGAGCTGGGTTTGACGTATTGATGGCCAATGACGTCATGCATTACGCTCGCGATGTCTACTTAGCGAACCATCCCGAAACTGATTATATTCGGGGAAGCGTCACCACGATTGAAAACTTCCCTAATGCGGAGCTGCTCGTTGGTTGCTATCCGTGCCAAGGGTTTAGTCAAGGCGGACAACGTAATCCCGACCGTAAAATCAACACTCTCTACCTCGAATTTGCTAGGGCATTACGGCAGATAAAACCAAAGGCTTTTATTGTAGAAAATGTGTCTGGAATGTTCCGAAAAAACTTTCGCCACCTTTTGGAGGACCAATTCAAGGTTTTTACAGAAGCGGGTTATGAAGTCAGCGCAGAGATCTTAAACGCTGCGGAATACGGCGTAGCTCAGGAACGCAAAAGAATCTTTATCGTTGGAATTCGTAAAGACTTCGGCATTAAATATGCTTTTCCAGAAGCGACTCATGGTGAAGACAAACTACATGCTGGCGTAACGATGCGCGACGCAATCGGCGATATGCCAGAGTGGCCTGCGGGCGAGTTCTATGATTTGCCTTTCCACTGGTATTACCTATCCCGCGATCGCAGAAACGCATGGGAACAGCAGTCCAGAACGATTGTAGCGAACCCCCGCCATATGCCCCTTCATCCAATGAGCCCACCAATGGTGAAGCTTGAACATAATGTTTGGAAGTTTGAGCACGATGGTGCTGCGCGTCGATTCAGTTATCGCGAAGCAGCAAGACTACAAGGATTTGGCGATCTGATTTTCCCCGACACGAAGACTGCCTCCCTTAATATGCGATACACAGTGGTCGGGAATGCAGTTCCGCCACCGCTATTCGAAGCAGTGGCGAGAGCTCTGCCAGACATCTGGACCTAAATTGCTAACCTGAGTTGAGCAGCTTCCTGCACGAACGGCCAAATGGGAAATGTATCCGGCAAAGCATACTGCTCTACTAACCGGATAATCCTAACTCGGTCGAGTAATATTACCGTTCCGATGTGATCGCCTCGCTCCCAACCTCCTGTCAAACTTCGCATATCATGAGGCATGATATAAAAATTAGACGCTGGATGTTGCAGGCTAATTTTCTGATCCATATTTGCAGGGGAGCCTTCAAACTGTTTGTGCTCCCAATCTCCAGGGGAACATCCGCACTGAGCAAATGCGACCGGAATATGGCCTCTAGTGGCGTCCCCTAGCGAGTGCCAAGCTACAATATCTAAACCACCGTCACCAGTATTACTCGGAGCGAACTGATTTTCTGGCCTCACATATCTTGGATACACTTCCGCTGCGAGGCTGGCAAACTTCTGTCCCAACGTACCTGTGAATCCATCCGCAATATTTTGATGAGCACCAAATGGCCGCACCTGCCATCCAGAAGGCATCAACGACTTGAAAAGGTGAAAGCCAATTTCTTCCAAGCTCGCAGTCACCTCACTCTGACGTGTTTTCACGCAATACCGCAATGCAGATGCTACCAACAACGCGACATAGAGGACGTGCCGCCGATTAGCGACATCAAACTTCCGGTATAAAATCCCTTCACGGATATCGAAGGGCCAATAACCTTCCATCGAAATTTTACGAGAACTTAATCTAGCGCTAATGTCAGCCCACTTTCGTGCTACAGCTTCATTATTTTTAAGGAACTCCCCAGCTACATCAACTGGTTCATCTTCACCCTCAAAAAAATCGTCATTATCAGCTTCCTCGTCAACCATAAGTTCGTCCGACTCGGTTTCAAGGTCCACCACCTGACCTTCACCGTATAATCCGTCGAGACTAGTTAAACACCTCAACTCAACGTAATCAGTCCAGAGAAAGCCTTTTGCATCTTTAGGTGGAATATCTAACTTCTGAAAAAGATCAGTCATCAGAATCCCGCTCCATTTTTTGCTTTCTCAACGCCCTGGTAATCATACCCACTAAGTCTTCTGACAAAGTCGTTATTTTATTTAAAGCCGCTCTATTTTCCTCAGAAAAACTATCAACTGTTGGAACAAGAGCGTACGCCTCGTTTAGCTTTTTTAAAGATGCATCAACAGTTTTAGTAAATGCGTTTGACGGGCCTTCTGTGTGCAAGTAGGCGACAGCAAGATTCTTATCTCTTCTGAGGACATCGCGTGAAACATCATTCGCCACTACCGCTGAAAGTTTGCGAAGGTTGCGCGACTCGCCAAGGATTGTATCGCCCTGTTGATCCTGCGCGAACATCCATGAAAAAAGGTCATGAGAGGCAGTGTCATCGAGGTTCGCTGCAGTTATGTCTGTTCGACTTTCCAGCCCTAGGAACTTTGAAATATTGCTGTATGAGAGCGCGGTAGTTAAAACGCTAAAATCAACGTCATTTGCCTTAACGCGCTGAAGTCCGTAAAAATCTTTTTCGCTCGCCCTGTCAAATACCGCTAAACCGGTAAGCATCTGGGCTACATAATCCTTACGACTGCCAATTTCTTTGGCTATAGCCCTTAACTGCTCATCCTCTGGCAGACCATTATAAAAAGTATCTTTTAGCTGTTTCAGATATCTAGCTTTCGACAAAGAGTCCCATCGTTTTGGGCCTGTAATATGTCGGTACCCCAAATACCTAAGGATATCTTCACGAGCTTCAAAGATTATGCATTCGACCTCAGTAGGTATCTCTTTGGCCTCACTTTTCAAGGCCTCGATGGATGGAAGCAGGTTTTCAGGAATGATAATTCCGGCAAGCAGCTTTAGTGCAGCTAAACGCCTATTGCCTTCCACAACGTACAATTTTCCCGAAACTTTGGCTACCAACAAAGGCTCACCGGAAAAATACCCTTGTTCGCCAATAGAGCCCATGAGCTCCTGGACATTTTCAGCCTTGATCATTCGATCAATGACTTGCTCTACAGGCTGCTCACCATCAGCGAAATAACGGGCGAACCTGGGGTTATGAGGGTCAAAGTTCAAATCCTTAAGTGGTACTCGTTTAATGTCCCTAGTCTTTGGATCCGCCATACCATAACCCTTGTAGAAAATTGATCAGCGCTGAACCGCAAATTGCAATCGGCCCGCGAGCCCGCTCAGCATGTGCGCAGAGGCTTTGAATGCCGCGTACATTACGCTTGAACACGAATGAACACTATGCCCGGCGCTCCTCGTTTTCAGCAACAGCTTTGATGATAGGAGAAAATAGAAAGGGGCAGAGCCATGACCGCAGGACCAATAAGCAGGAGATCGCGGTAAGACGACCCTCTGCCCATAAGAAATCCTATCAACGCCCAGCTATAAATAGGTAGATCATCCCGCTGGTCCAAGCCGCGAGATCGATGAGAAGCAATGCATGTAACCGAAGGGCCATCCGGTTTTTATTAGTCCGGGCCTGGCTCCAGTGGTTTCCAGCGAATTACCTCTTCCCCCAACCATTCATTGACCTGCTGCAAACGTGCCTGGATCGGCTCGAGCTCGTTCATTGCCCAGATCTGCGCGGCCTCTTTAATCGAGCCGAAACCGCCTGCGTTTTGCGGCACGATGCCCATCAACTGAGGGGGAATGCGTAGCGCTGCGAGCATGTCGTCGCGGCTGATATTCTTGATCGAGCCGAATTCATCTTTCGCCGCGACCTCACTGACGGGAATCAACTGAATGCCGTCCTTCTTGCCTCCCGGGGCGTACATGAACAGGTTCCGGAAATTCCCTGGCCCTTTGGCGGACTTCAGCGCGCTACGCAACGCGGCAACGTCCGTCTCGTTCTGCGCGGTGTCGGTCATGTACATGATGAAACCGGCGTGACTCCCGTTGTTGTAGTACTTGCGCCGGAACAAGGTGGCGGACTCGTTGAGCAGCGCACTCTGCAGTGCTGGCAGCCACTCCGGCAGGCCGTAGATTTCTTGGTTAATGTCCGCCTCGCGCTGGTGGTAAACGGTCCCTCGCTTGAATTCGTGCTCATCTCGCCAGCCGCGAACCTGGTAATAGGTTTCAAGGTCCACACCGCGTCGCATGTACTTGCCCAGGGCGGGCTGCAGGCCCAACGTGCTGCGCAGCATGTTTTCCCGCTTTTCCAAATAACCGTTGCCGCACCAGAGGAAATCCAGGGCGAATTGCTCGAAGGTCTGACGTGAGAGTAACTTGTGCGGAATGAAGGTGCGAGCCAGCATGTTGCGTTTGAAGTTCAGGCCCGACTGCAGAAACACGCTGGCCCGGGAAGACTTGGCCAACCCGTCAAGGGACATCGGCGGCTCGTACCACCGACCGTTCAGCCAGCACTCCAGGTAGTCGAGAATCCCCCGTTCATCAAGCACTGGAGTGGGGTCTCCGAAGGTGAAGGCCTCCATCTTGCCGCCCGCTGCCGGCAGTAGCTCCCCCTCGATCACGGGTTGGGCAGAAGCGGTCAACTGCTGGGTCCTGCTACGGCGCTTGCTCATCAATAAATCTCCATGAAACCGGTATTCGTTGAGGTTTGCCCCTCAAGCGGTTCGTTCTGTAATGCGTGGAAAAGCGCCCATGCGAGATCCGCATGTCCGGTCTCGTCGGTGCGGCCTGCCGTGTAAGTGAACTGCCGGCCACTGGCCGTGATGGTTTTGCGAATCGCCATGAGCGACTGGGCCATGTCGATCCAGCCGGCGTCGAACTCCAAGCGTCCTTTGTGAATAACGTCGTAGGCCTTGAGCACCAGCCGCGTCTTGACCTCGGGGGAATAGCTGAAGGTCGTCACGTTGGGGAAAAATTGGCGCACCAGCTGGGCGACGCCAGAGCCCATGCCCGTGATGTCGATTCCGATGTACGTCACCCAGTAGCGCATCGTGACCAAGCGGATCGCCTCGGCCTGCGCGGCGAAGTCCATACCGCGGAACTGGTGGCGCTCGAGCACGCGGAATTTTCCACCTGGAACAGTTGGCGGGGCCACGACCACCAGACCGGAGCTGTCGCCTGTTTCCGCTGGGTCATAGCCAATCCAAACCTGCCGATCGGCAAACGGCCTTGCAGCAAAAGGTTTGTAGTCCTCGGACCACTCGACCCAACTGTCGACCATGCAAGGCTGCAGGACGTTGAGCGGGAAGATACTCGCCCCGTCGTCGACGAACTGGCACATGAGCAAGTTCGCGAAGGCGTCCGCGTTGTACTCAAGGCGCAGCTCCTCCAGGTCGAACAGATCACAGCCGCGCTGCTCGGCATCAAGGATCGTGACGATCTGGCGCCAGATCCGGTCCTCGCACAGCCGGCCCTGCTGCAGCGCGTCGTGCGAAACGTCGAGTTTCAGCCGCTGCGCCACCGGCTTGCCCTTGTTGAATCGCTCGCCGGTCCAGAATGTGTAGGCCTCATGCGCCATGCTCGATGGTGTCGAGAAGTAGGTGCGGCGGTATTGCTTCTGCATCGCCATGCCGCTGGCGACCTTGTTCAGCTCGTTAAACTTGAACGTCCAGAAGAATTCGTCGAAGTAAAAATTACCGTGGTAACCCTGAGCGGTTCGGGCGTTGGTACCAAGGAAATGCAGCTCGGCGCCATTGGCCAGAATGATCGGGTCACCGGTGAGCTCAACACCGCACACCTCGCGGGCGAAGCCTTGAATGTATGCCTTGAATATGTGTGCCTGGTTCTTCGACGCTGACAGGAAAATCTGATTGCGTCCGGTGACCAGGGCATCAATGAACGCCTCTCGGGCAAAGTAGTAGGTGGCGCCGATCTGCCGGCTTTTCAGAATTGCCCTGGTGCGCTGATTGCTCGCTCGGTACCAGTCCAACTGATAGCCAAAGCAGCCGTCTTTGAACGCCTCGGTCAGTTGCTCAATCTGCTCTTCACTGAACTCGTTTCGAGCCGCTTTCTTCTTCGGACCTTCGTTGCGTTTGGCCAGGTTCGGGTTGAGGTCGGTGTCGGTACCGCCGGCCTTGTACCGCTCGATCCGGGCCTGCCGTTCCAACTGACGGTGCAGCAGGTCAATTTCCTTGAAATCACCACCGGTCTTACCGTCCTTAAGGATCAGTTGCACCAGGCGCGCTTCCAGGGCACCGCCTATGCGCTCGACGTTATCGGCCCTATCCCATTCATCACGCGTTTTCCACGCATGAACGGTCTTTTCCTTTTCATCCAGCATTTCTGCAATCGCGCAGATCCGCAGACCGGTCCAGTAGAGGAACTTGGCCTGACGGCGGTTATCGCGGATGGGAGTGGCGTCGGTTGTTGTCATGGCGGCGATGCTGACGCCTCGCGCGCGTGAAGGCGTAGCGATGAGCCATGTAGCAAATGGGCCTACAACTGGCGCTGATTGCCCGCAATTACGCTACTGCCGACGATGTACCTCAACGCAACTGCACCCAGCAGCACCGCTTTGAGGATCCGCTCCATGAAGAAAAAGTTTCGCTCCAAATGGTTCCGCGTCGCCGTAGAAGGTGCGACCACCGATGGTCGTCAGATCGAGCGCCAATGGCTGGTCGATGCTGCCGAAACTTACAACCCGAACACCTATGGCGCTCGCGTCTGGGTTGAGCACTACCGCAGCGTCCTGCCGGACAGCCCGTTCCGAGCTTACGGCGACGTGCTTGCGGCGAAGACTGAAGAAGTCGACGTCAATGGTGTGAAGAAGCTGGCCCTGTTCGTTCAGATCGAGCCGACCGACGACCTGATCGCCATGAACAAGGCACGCCAGAAGCTGTACACCAGTATCGAGATCTCGCCGAAGTTTGCCGACACCGGCCGCGCTTACCTTGACGGGTTAGCTGTCACCGATTCGCCGGCGAGCCTGGGCACCGAGATGCTCACATTCAGCGCACAAAACCCCGACGCCTCACCGCTGAAGGCACGCAAGAGCAAACCGGACAACTTGTTCTCGGAGCTCGTCGAAGCGCAGCTGGAGTTTGATGAAGTCGTCGAAACCCCGAGCGTGATTGACGGCCTGTTCTCCCGCGTTTCCGATTTGCTCGGCCGCAGCAAGGCCAAGGCTAGCAAGGACGAAGTTCAGTTTTCCGAATTGAACGAAGCCGTCGAGGCGCTGGCCGGTCACGCCGCCGATCAGGCCAAAGTCGTCGCCTCAGCCGATGAAGCATTGAAGTCCCTCACCGGCAAACACGAAAAGCTGACCACCGATTTCGCGGACTTGATCAAGCGCCTGGGCGAAACCCAGGACCACAGCCAGCCCACCCGCCCAGCAATGCCTGGCGGCGACGGCGCAGTGCTGACTCCCTACTGATCACGCCGTCCCTTACAAGCTCCCCAGGAGAACACCATGCGTAACGAAACACGACTTGCCTTCAACGGCTTCACCAAACAGGTTGCCGCGATCAACGCCGTCGGGTCGGTGGCGGAGAAATTCACCGTCACCCCTTCTGTTCAGCAGAAGCTGGAAACCGCTATTCAGGAATCCAGTGCATTCCTGAAAAAAATCAACGTGCTGGGCGTCGACGAAAAAGACGGCGAGGCAGTGATTCTCGGGGTCGGCTCGACCATTGCCGGCCGCACTGACACCAGCCAAGCCGCCCGAAACCCTCGCGGTGTGAGTTCGCTCAAGAACGACACTTACAGCTGCAAGAAAACCGACTTCGACACCGCGATCCCTTACGCGCTGTTGGATGCCTGGGCTAAATTTCCGGACTTCCAGGCTCGGCTGTCCGGCGCGATCGTCGAGCGTCAGGCGCTTGACCGAATCATGATCGGCTTCAACGGCACAAGCGTTGCGGCGACTACCGATCGGACCGCACATCCGTTGCTGGAAGACGTAAACGTGGGCTGGCTGGAGAAATACCGCACCAAAGCGCCAGAGCGTGTGCTGAGCAGCGGTAAGGTCGCCGGTAAAGTCACCATCGGCCCGACTGGCGACTACAAGACCCTCGACGGTCTGGTTTACGACGCCATCCAGCTGCTGGACCCATGGCACCGCAAACGTCCGGATCTGGTCGTTTTGGTCGATCGCAACCTGCTGCACGCGAAATTCCTGGCCAATATCGAAGGCGCCGCCGACAACGAAAACGAGCTGGCAGCTGCGCGAATCCTTGCCAACGGCACACTGGGCGGCCTGCCGATCGAAGACGCACCATTCTTCATCGACGGCGGCATCATGATCACCACGCTGAAGAATCTGTCGATCTACTTCCAGATCAGCAGCCGCCGCCGCATGACCAAGGACGAGCCAGAGCGTGATCGCATCGCCGACTATCAATCGTCGAACGAAGACTACGTGATCGAAGACTTCGGTCTCGGCGCTCTGGTCGAAAACATCGAAGAGGCCGCGTAACAATGGCCCTCTCCCTCGCTCAACGTCACCGGCTGCAGGTGCTTGCCTCGCAGGAGGCTGCTGCCGCTTCGCCCGCCGTTTCGATGGCGGGCGGGACGGCCTACGAAATGCAGCTGGCCCAGCTGCTGCAGGATCGTCTGCGCCTGAAACAGATCCAGTCGAACGAAGGTAAAGCCGCGCTCAAGTTGCAGCTTTTGCCGGCTTATGTGCCTTACGTCGACGGTGTTCTGGCAACGGGCAACGGCGCTCAGGACGAAGTGCTCACCACCATCATGATCTGGCGGATCGATGCTTCCGATTACAGCGGCGCGCTCGACATCGCGGACTACGTGTTGCAGCACAGCCTATTGATGCCCGATCGCTTCGAACGGACCACCGGCTGCCTGGTCGCCGAAGAAGTCGCCGAAGCGGCGTTGAGCTCACAGAAAACCGGTGGTGGATTCGACCTGGCCACCTTGCACCGGACGATGGAGCTGACCGCTGAACAAGACATGCCGGATGAAGCCAGGGCCAAGCTGTACCTGGCTACAGGACGCGCCACTGTGGCCGGTCTGAATGCCGATAACCCGGGCCAACCCGGTCAGGTAATGGCCGGTATTGAACTGCTGAAACGCGCCATTGAGCTGAACAACAGCTGCGGCGGCAAGAAGGATCTGGAAGGCGCCGAACGCCTCCTGAAAAAGATTGCTCCCCCACCAGGGAGCTGACCGAGCGTACCCCGCAACCCCGGCGGCCCGGGGCTGAACAGCAGGTTTCTCTCCTTTCCTTGCTGTGACGCCCCGGCCACCGCCGACTGAGGGCTGAACCATGAGCGGATTTATTGCCACCGGCGGCACCGACGAACCCTTCGTTATCACCAACGATGGGTTCTGGCCTGACATCGATGTCGTACACCTGCGCGGATCCATCCGCCTGGATGGCAGCATCACTGACGCACGCATTGAAGTCGTGACCGTCAACGCGTTGATCCAGGTGAACGGCGAACTGGCCAAGGTGAAGTCGAACCATGTGGCGAACGGATACACCACCATCGCGGCAGTGCCGGCGTTTGAAATCAATGGCGAAAGCCACTTCATCCATCTTTACCGCCGCTCGATCTATTGCAGCGTCGGAGCGGAGCTCGCTGAGCGATATCGCAGCTACGACACCAGCGTCGACGGCAACAAGAACGCGGACGAACTGACGCCTTCGGTCGACGAATACCGCCGCGACGCCCGCTTCGCCATTCGCGATCTGTTGGGCGTCGGTCATTCGACTGTGGAGCTCATCTGATGACGACCTCCGTGTATGCGAATCAGGGCGACACCGTCGACGCCATTTGCTGGCGGGTCTACGGCCGCACCGCCGGCATTACGGAGGCAGTACTCGAGGCAAACCCTGGCCTGTCGGATCTCGGCACGATCATTCCGCACGGCACCCTGGTGGCACTTCCGGATATCGCACCGCAAGCCCCCGAGCTGCAAATGGTGAACCTATGGGATTGATCCACCGGACCGCACACACAGACGCTCCACCACCTTCAACCTCGGACAGCGGAATCACGCGCATGCCTGACAAACCGGATACATGGGCCTGGTTAGCTGCCTGGCTCGAACTGAACTGGCCTGCCTTTTACGCTGGCGGGCTTGCCTGTGTGATCGCTGCACTGCGGATCATCTACGGCGGCGGCACCTGGCGCCGGGTTTTGCTCGAGGCGCCGCTGTGTGGCGCCCTGGCACTCTCAGCGAGCCACGGACTTTTTCTGCTGGGCATTCCCGCCACTACCGGCCCTTTCTTCGGCGGTGTGATCGGACTGCTCGGCGTTGAGGGGACCCGCGCACTGGCCAAGCAATTCTTCAACCGCAAGGTGGATCAGCTATGACAGTTTTACGCCACGGCGATCGCGGGCAAGAGGTCCGCACACTGCAGCAGCGCCTCAACCTGCACGGCGCTGGTCTGGATCCGGACGGTGATTTCGGTGATGCCACCGAGGCCGCGGTGCGAAATTACCAGCGCAAGGTTGGACTGGTAATTGACGGCATTGCCGGCTCGAAAACCGCTTTGGCGCTGGCCGGCGCGGATTGTTCGAACCTGCTGCAGCACGAACGGTTGGTAAACGCGGCTGCGCGCCTTGGCGTTGAGCTCGCGGCAGTCATGGCGGTCAACGAAGTCGAAAGCGAAGGCAGCGGTTTCCTGGACAACGGCAAGCCGAAGATTCTTTTCGAGCGACACATCATGTATCGCCAGCTCAGCACGCCGCGCGCACCTGGTGATGATGCAGCCGATTTGAAAACCCACGCCGACCAACTGGCTGTGGTCCAACCCAACCTGGTCAATCCGAAATCAGGTGGTTACGCCGGCGGAACGGCAGAGCACCAACGCCTGGCGAATGCCCGACTGATTGACGATCGTTGCGCGCTGGAGTCGGCCAGCTGGGGCGCGTTCCAGGTGATGGGCTATCACGCCGAGCGCCTTGGATACGCAAGCGTTTCGGACTTTACCGATCGGATGGCCCGAGACGAGAACGAGCAATTCGAAGCCTTCGTGCGTTTTATCGAAGCTGACCCGGCGCTGCTCAAGGCGCTGAAGGGCAAAAAATGGGCGGCGTTCGCCAAGGCCTACAACGGCCCCAACTACGCCCGCAACCTGTACGACACCAAGCTGGAGCGCGCCTATCAGCGTCACGCTGCAGGCTGCCCCATTCCGGAGGCCGCATGATTGACCACGAGCAAATCCGCAAGCTCAGCCCCGCCGATGGCGACATTTTTCTACTGCCGGCGGACTCGCCGTATGACCTGGCCCGACAGCTCGGCGAAGCGATCGCAATCGCAAAACCGGGAGTGAAGGTCATGATCATGTGCGGCGATGTGCGCAAGCTCGATGTCGCCGCGATGAATGCAGCTGGCTGGTACCGCGCGTGAGCACCCTGCGCCAGGCGATCTACGGCATCGCCTTGCTCGGCTCGATCGCGCTCCTGATCTGGGCCCAGTCCCAGCGGATCGAGGTCGCTGACAAAAATGCCGAGCTGGCGAATCAAGCGGCCGATGTTGCTCGTGATAGGGCAACGCGCAGCGAGGCGACGGCCAACCAACTTCAGGCATCTCTGCAGGAAGAGCGGAACGCCCAAACCGTATTGCGCGGCGTTCAAAACCAGCTGCGCCAAGGGCTCGCCACCCGTCAACGAACGATTGAGGACTTGAAACGTGAGAATGCCGAACTTCGCTTTTGGGCTGATCAGCCTCTGCCTGACGCTGCTCGCCGGATGCGCGAGCGCCCCGCCATCACCGGAGCCGCTGCTTATCGCGACTGGTTGTCCGGCCGTGGTGCCCTGCACCCTGTCGGCGACTAAACCGGACAAGAACGGCGCCCTGCTCATCGACCAGGACGTCACCGAGAACGATTGGGCCCAATGCGCTGCGCAGGTCGATATGGTTTACCAGCATCAGCAGTCCCAGGCAGACCGACCATGAACAAACCAGAATCGCTACGCGCTCACCTGCTCGCCTCGGTACCGGAGTTAAAGAAAAACCCGGACCGCCTGATGGTGTTCATCGACAACGGCACCATGCGCAGCACCGCTGCCGTTGGGTTGTCGTTTGAATACAGCTACACGCTGAACCTGATCTTCACCGATTACGCTGGCCACCCCGACGCGATCGCCATTCCCTTGTTCGCCTGGATCCTCGTCAATCAGCGAGAGCTGATGGAAAACGTCGAGCGCAGTAAAACAGCCGTCGCGTTCGAAGCTGATGTCCTGGACAACAGCAAGGTCGACCTGTCGATCAAGTTGCCACTCACAGAGCGCGTGATCGTCAAACGTCAGGACGACGGCACCCTGCTCGTCAATCACCCACCGGAGCCCGTCGTCGATGATGAGCTGTTCTTCACGCCTGGACTTGAGCTCAGGACTCCCAGCGGCGAGTTAATTTCGCAGTGGGGTAAACCATGAGTAATGACCTGCAGACGCTGGAAACATGGGTTTCAGTGTTGCTGGCCAAACTGGATGAGGGTGAACGCCGCAAGTTGCTGGGCGCTGTCGCCCGGGATCTGCGTCGAAGCCAGTCGAAACGCATCACAACGCAGCGCAATCCTGACGGTTCGGCGTTTGTACCTCGCAAGCCCAAGGACCTGCGTGGGAAGAAAGGCCGGATCAAGGGCAAGATGTTCGGCAAGTTGAAAACGGCCCGTTACCTGCGCACCGAGGTCACAGCGAACGGTTTGTCCGTAGGATTCGTTGGGCGCGTGAGCCGCATTGCCCGGGTTCATCAGTACGGCCTCAAGGATCGACCTGAACGCGGGCAAGCCGATGTGCAATACGAAACGCGGCAGCTGCTGGGATTCAGCGGCGACGAGCTGGAGAACATCCGTAATTTGTTCATCGATCACCTCGCAGGCTGACCTTCTCCTGTACGCACTCGTGCTACAGCCCACCGCCGATGCAGCTCGCACGCGCGACCTGCAACATCGGCGGCATGGACTCTCTTACTGAACTAACCCGACGCCTTGAAAACCTGATCCGTGCCGGCACCATCGCCGAGCTCGATCCGGAGAAGCCGCGTTGTCGCGTGAAAACCGGCGGCCTGCTGACTGACTGGCTGCCGTTCTTCGCCCTGCGTGCCGGCGAGGACAGCGACTGGGATCCGCCGAGTGTCGACGAGCAGTGCCTTGTGCTCTCGCCTTCCGGCAACCCGGCTCATGGCTTTGTCATTTTCGGCCTGTACAGCGACCGCTTTCCGGCTCCGGACAACGTGCCGACACGCCGCCTGCGCCGGTACCGCGATGGCGCAATCGTCGACTACGACACCGCAACCCACACACTGAATGCCACGCTGCCCGCCGGCGGCAAAGCCAATCTCACTGCACCAGGTGGAGTTCACATCACCGGTGATGTCGTGATCGATGGTTTGGTCACTGTCACCAAGGACGTCGTGGCCGGAGATCCAAAAATCAGCCTGGTCAACCACCGCACCTCAGGTGTGTTGCGTGGCAGTGCTATTTCCGACGGGCCAGTCCCATGATCGGCATGAATCGCAATTCCGGCCGTAGCGTTGCCGGCGACGCGCACCTGGTGCAATCGATCGCCGACATCCTGACCACACCTATTGGGACCCGGGTAATGCGGCGCGAGTACGGCAGTCAGCTCGCCGACCTGATTGATTGGCCGCTGAACAGTTCAACCCGGCTACAGGCTTACGCGGCCACGGCCATCGCTCTGATGCGGTGGGAGACGCGCATTCGCTTGAGCCGGGTGCAGCTGACATTGGGTGATGTTGCTGGTCAGGCCTTTCTCGACATCGAGGGCAGCCTGGTCGACACCAATGAGCCGTTGAGCCTGCGCGTTCCTCTCAGCTTGGGAGCAACAGCATGAAAACCTTCACGCCCATTAACCTGACTCAACTGCCGGATCCAGACGTGGTTGAACAGATCGACTACGAGCAGATCCTCGCCGAGCGCAAGGCTTACGCCGTCAGTCTGTGGCCCGTCGAACAGCAGGCAGAAGTTGCTGCAACGCTCGCGCTCGAATCTGAGCCGTTAACCAAACTGGTGCAGGAAAACGCCTACCGCGAAACCATCTGGCGTCAGCGGGTCAATGAGGCTTGCCTGGCCACTTTATTGGCCAAGGCGAAAAATAATGACCTGGTGCAACTGGCGGCCAACGTCAACGTTCACCGACTCGTTGTCATTCCTGCAAATCCCACTGCAGTTCCACCCGTCACAGCAGTGATGGAGTCGGACGACAGCCTGCGTGAACGTGCACAAATGGCGTGGGAAGGCCTGTCCACCGCAGGTCCGCGAAATAGCTACATCCTGCACGCGCGCAGCGCAGATGGTCGTGTCGCCGATGCTTCGGCCGAAAGCCCGTCCCCTGCAGTGGCAGTGGTGACTGTTCAGGCGTTGTTGGGCGATGGCACTGCCTCCCAAGAGCTGCTCGATATCGTCTTTGATTATCTGAGCGACGAGGATCGGCGCCCAGTTGCTGATCGTCTCACCGTGCAAGCCGCTGAAATTCTGCCGTACTCAGTCGACGCCGTGCTGTACCTGGCCACCACTGGCCCGGAAGCTGAGCCTATTCGCGCAGCATCCGAGGCCAAGTTGGCCGCTTTCGTCTCGCAACGTCGGCGCCTGGGTGTTGAAGTGTCGGAGTCCGCCATTCATGCCGCCCTGCATGTCGAAGGTGTTCGAAAGGTAGTGCTCAATGGTTGGACTGACTTGGCTCCAACGACCGCGCAGGCAGCCTTTTGCACCGGCGTTTCCGTCATGGTCGGGGGTCATCTGTGAGCACTTTGTTGCCGCCCAGTGCCAGCCAGCTGGAACAGCTCGCGGCCCAGGCATTGGCTCGTATTGAGCGTGTTCCCATTCCGATTCGCGACTTGGTCAATCCAGATCGCTGCCCGGTCGACCTGCTGCCCTACCTCGCGTGGGCATTTTCGGTCGACCGTTGGGATTCCAACTGGTCGGAAGCGGCCAAGCGCCAGGTCATCAAGACCTCGTATTACGTCCATTCACGCAAGGGCACCATCGGCGCCCTGCGCCGTGTCGTCGAACCGCTGGGCTACCTAATCGAGGTGCTGGAGTGGTGGCAGACCGTCCCGGAAGGTGTACCGGGCACCTTCGCCATAAAGGTCGGAGTACTCGACACCGGCATCACCGAAGAGATGTACCAAGAGCTGACCTGGCTGATCGAAGACGCCAAGCCCCTGACCCGTCATCTGACCGGCCTGGCGATCAGCCTGGAAACCCAAGGCGCTTTGAACATTGCCGTATCCCTCTCCGAAGGCGACGAAATCGACGTGTACCCGCCAGTGATGCGTGACATCGAGGTCACGGGCCGCTTCGGTGTTGTCGGCAGCGAACACTCCATAGACACCCTGGACGTTTATTATGATTGATGCGAATTCGCAGTTTTTAGCGATCCTCACAAACGTGGGGATGGCCAAACAGGCGAACGCCGACGCGCTCGGCATTCCCTGGAAGATCACCGAAATGGGCGTGGGGGATGCCAACGGCACCGACCCTATCCCCAGCGCAACGCAAACCCAGCTGATCAGCGAATGGCGCCGCCGGCCGTTGAATCAGCTCAAGACTGACCCGGCCAACCCGACGGTGCTGATCGCCGAGCAGATTATCCCGGCCGATGAAGGCGGTAAGTGGATTCGCGAAATTGGTCTGTACGACATCGACGGCGATCTGGTCGCGGTGGCCAACTGCGCGCCGAGTTTCAAGCCGATCCTGTCGCAAGGTTCAGGCCGCACGCAGATTGTGCGGATGAATTTCATTGTCACTAGTACCGGCAACATCACGCTTAAGATCGATCCGAGCGTGGTGTTGGCATCGCGTGACTACGTCGATCAAAAGACGCTGGGGGTGCGGGAGTACGTCGATCTAAAGGTGTTGGAGGAGCTGGGCAAGCAGGACTTTAAGCACTCGGTACGGGTGGCGACCACCGCCCCTGTGGTGCTGAGCGGCCTTCAGACCATTGACGGGGTCGCCCTGGTTGCCGGTGATCGCGTGCTGGTGAAAAACCAGGCCGTGGCCAAAGACAATGGCCTTTACGTGGCGGCTGCGGGTGTGTGGGCGCGTAGCGCGGATGCCGACAGCAGTCTGGAAGTAACGCCCGGGCTGTTTGTGCATGTCGAGCGCGGCACCACCAACGGCGACAGCATTTGGCAACTGGTGACGGATGCGCCGATTGCCCTGGGCGTGACGGATCTGCTGTTTGAAATGGCGGCCGGGCGCACCGGTATCAACGCCGGCACATACCGCAGTGTGACCGTGGACAAATACGGTCGGGTGGTGGGTGGGACCAACCCGACCACGCTGGCCGGTTATGCGATCACGGACGCCTTCACCAAAGCTGAAACACTCGACTTGATTAACGGGACGAGCCAAGTCCCTTTGGTGGAGGTCAACACCTCAAGGCCCCTGGTGGCGAACGAGTTGGGGCTTGTCCTGATTGATGCCAGCGCGGGGACGTTGACGGTTGATCTGCCCGATGCCAACTCAGCGCTGGGCGTTCGTAGTGTGGTTGTGCGACGGGTCGATAACACCAGCAACCGACTGACAATCAAGGCGGCCGGCAGCAACAAAATCAAGTTTCATACCCATCTGAATGCGGCCGGCTATTCGTTTTTATACCTGATGGGGGCCGGGGATTATTGGCATTTGCGCAGTGATGGCAAGGGCAACTGGATACCGATTGCGCGCCTAGACGGTACGGCACTCGGGCGGCCCGTGCTTGAAACGACGACCGTATTGAATCCGGGGGGGCACGTCCCGTTGGGCAATGCCCTCTTTGTTCGTGCCGATTGGCCATGGTTGTGGGACCACGCTCAGCAGTCGGGAATGCTGACCACGGAAGCCGCTCGCGCGGGTATGGAGGGCGGTTGGACCTCGGGCGATGGTGCGACCACGTTCCGGAGTCCAGATCCGCGCGGTAAATTCGTCCGACACCTTGACGAGGCTGCCGGGATCGATCCGGGCCGTCCTGCGGGTAGCTATCGGCTCGATGACTTCAAGAGTCACAACCACTATGTCGGTTCCGGCGGTTACGGCACGCAGGCGATGGGCGGCGGGAGCATCACCTATGCCACCTGGGCCGGTGGTGGCACTGGCGCCGCTGGCGGTGCTGAGACGGTTCCGAAAAACATTGCCTATCCGGGCCGAATTAAAGTGATCTGAGGTGCTAATGAATATCTATGTGTTCGACCCGCTCGGCATCCTGACCGGGCCGTTTGAGTTGTCTGATTTTCCAGAGGTCCCGGGATTTGGCCAATATCTGCCGGGCAATACCGTCCAGCTGGTAAAGCCTCTGAGCCAACCCGAGGCTGGCCACGTATGGGCGCTGGTCGAGGGGAAGCCGCAACTATTGGCCGACTATCGCGGCGTGGTTTACCACACGGATACCGGCGCCGAAGAAGAGCATGTCGAGCTGGGCGATCTGCCGGAAGGACTGACCGCCAAGCGCTGGCCAGGTCAGTTCTACGCGTGGGCTGGTGGCGATTGGGTTCTGGATGAGGCGGCGCAGATTGCAGCGGCGCAAGCGGGCGAGCGAGCGTGGCGCAATGCGCAAATTGCGAGCACCGATTATCTGGTCATGCCGGATTACCCGCTAAGCGCCGATCAACGCGCGGAGCTGTATGCCTATCGACAGGCTCTGCGCAACTGGCCGGAAGCCGGGCAGTTCCCGGATCAAAAAGACCGGCCGGTTCCTCCGAGCTGGATCGCTGACCAACCCCAATAAACGCTCCGCTCTGTCGGATAGCTTTCCATTCAGCCTCGCCCGTGCGGGGCTTTTTCTTTTCTGAGAGTGCATCGTCACAAGTCCAGTTACGTCGATATCGCTGCGTGCTTGTTGTGCCAGCCCGTCCTACAACCCCAGTTGCTCGCCGCTGCATCGCGCGCGCGTCACCCTGCTCTTCATCGCCACCAACGCGCAGGAATTCCGCATGCCAACTGATTACCATCACGGCGTCCGAGTCGTAGAAATCAACGAGGGCACCCGCCCCATCCGTACTATCGCCACAGCAGTCGTCGGCATGGTCTGCACCGCCAGCGACGCAGACCCGGTTGCATTCCCACTGAACAGGCCCGTGCTGCTCACCGACGTGTTGACTGCCAGCGGCAAGGCCGGTGAGCTCGGCACGCTGGCCAAGAGTCTGGACGCCATCGCAGATCAGTCCAGCCCAGTCACGGTCGTGGTGCGGGTGGAGGAAGGCGCAACTGACGCGGAAACTACGTCCAACATCATCGGCAGCGTGAGCACCAACGGCCAATACAGAGGCCTCAAGGCGCTGCTCGCTGCGGAAGCTCAACTGGGCGTGCGTCCACGCATCCTCGGCGTACCAGGTCTGGACTCACTGGCCGTCGCCACCGAGTTGGTTGTCATCGCACAGAAGCTTCGCGGCTTTGCCTATGCCAATGCCTGGGAATGCGAAACCGTGTCCGAAGCGATCGCGTACCGGGAAAATTTCGGTGCACGCGAACTGATGACCATTTGGCCGGACTTCATCAACTGGGACACCGCAGCGAATGCCGATGCCCCCGCCTCTTCCATCGCTCGCGCCCTCGGGCTGCGCGCCAAGCTCGACGAGCAGGTCGGCTGGCACAAAACCCTGTCCAACGTGCCGGTCAACGGTGTGTCCGGGCTAAGCAAGGACATCTACTGGGATTTGCAAAACCCAGCTACCGATGCAGGCCTCCTCAACGCGGCGGATGTCACCACGCTGATTCGTCGCGAAGGCTTCCGCTTCTGGGGCTCCCGTACTTGCAGCGACGACCCACTGTTCGCGTTCGAAAACTACACCCGGACCGCGCAGGTGCTGGCGGATACCATGGCCGAGGGCCAATTCTGGGCGGTCGACAAGCCTATGCACGCGAGCCTGGTGCGCGACATCGTTGAAGGCATCAACGCCAAATTCCGCGAGCTGGTACGCCTGGGCTACCTGATCGGCGGCGAGTGCTGGTACGACGAAGCCGCCAACGACAAGGACACCCTCAAGGCCGGCAAGCTGTATCTGGACTACGACTACACCCCGGTACCGCCGCTGGAGAACCTGAACCTGCGCCAGCGCATCACCGATCGCTACCTGATCGACTTCGCCAGCCGCGTCGGCGCCTGATATTCATTCATCCGCGCGGCATCGGCCGCGCCTTTAGGAGAGCGCCCATATGGCTCTACCCAAAAAGCTCAAGAACATGAACTTGTACAACGACGGTGTCAGCTACGTCGGTGCGTGCAAGAGCGTCACCCTGCCCAAACTCGCCCGCAAGCTCGAATCCTTCCGGGGCGGCGGCATGGACGGTGGTGTAAAGGTCGACCTGGGTCATGGCGACGACGGTATCCAGCTCGAATGGACCCTCGGTGGCTGGGACCTGACGGCACTGCGTCAGTACGGAGCGGTGTCGGCAAGTGGCGTCATGCTGCGTTGGGCGGGCTCTATTCAGCGCGACGACACCGGAGAGGTTTCAGCCGTCGAGGTCGTCGTGCGCGGTCGGCACGAAGAAATCGACATGGGCGACTCGGAAAGCGGTGAAGACACCGAGCACAAGTTCACCACCACCTGCAGCTATTACAAGCTGACGATCGACGGCAATGAAGAGGTCGAGATCGACTTGCTCAACTTCATTTTCAAGGTCGATGGCAAAGACATGCTGGCTGAACACCGCAAGGCGATCGGCCTGTAATGCCAGCTTTCCCCGCCGGCTCGTCCGGCACCCTCTCTTTCATAGGATTTCGAAATGAGCACCTCCCAGAAAAACGACGCTGCAGACGTACCCGTTGAGAAGAACCCGAACCGCCCTGTAATCACCCTGGACACTCCGATCGTCAGAGGCTCGACTGAAATCACCGAGGTGACGCTGCGCAAGCCCGTCTCCGGCGAGCTGCGCGGCGTCTCGCTGACCGACCTGCTGCAGATGGACGTCCTCGCTTTGCGCAAGGTCTTGCCACGGATCACCACGCCGACTCTGACCGATCACGACATCGGCCAGATGGATCCGGCCGACCTGGTACAGATGGCCACCGAGGTTGCCGGTTTTTTGCTGCCGAAGTCGGCGAAGGTGGATGCATCCCTCGTTGCGTAGATGACGCGATGGCGGATATCGCCGTGATTTTTCACTGGGGCCCAGCGGAGATGGATCCGCTCCCCCTGACCGAACTGATGGAATGGCGCGAACGCGCTCGAAAACGAAGTGGGGCGAAAGATGACTGACAAGCTGCGGCTGGAATTTCTGCTGTCGGCGATCGACAAGGTCACCGCGCCCCTCAAACAGATCAGCGCCGGGAGCAATGCTACGTCTCGCGCCTTGAAAGCGGCGCGGGACCAGCTCAAGGAGCTCAACGCCCAGCAGTCCAACATCTCCAGTTACACCCGGCAGCGGGAAGCCGTCCGCCAATCCTCGGAAGAACTGGCCAAGGCACAGGACAAGCTTCGCGGGCTGCGTGAGCAGCTGCAGAAAATGGACGCCCCTACTGCGGCTTTCCAGAAGGCGTTCGTCAACGCCTCCACCTCGGTGGAAAAGCTGACAAACAAACACACAGCTCAGCGATCGGAGCTGCAGCGCCTGATCCCCCTCATGAAATCGACCGGTGCTGATACCCGCAACCTCGGCACCACCGAACGCCGTTTAAAAACCGAGATCGAGGCTGCGAATAAAGCCATCCAGGCTCAACGAGACCGCCTCTCTGCACTTGCCAAGCAGCAGGAACGGGTCTCGAAGGCACAGAGAAACTATTCCAAGGGCAAAGAGCTCGCCGGCAACGCCGCTGTAGCAGGCGCGAGCGCAGGTGCGGTGGGTGCAGCGGTCGGCCTGCCGATCGTTGGGATGGTCAAAGACTATTCCCGTTTTGAAGATGCCATGGCGGGTGTTGCCAAACAGGTCAACGGCGCCCGGGATGACAACGGTCAGCTCACTCAGACCTATTACGACATGGGCGCGGCCATCAAGAAGATGTCCGAAACCATTCCCATGGCGACGACTGATATCGCCGCGCTGGTGGAAGGCGGTGCGCGAATGGGCATCCAGGGCAAAGACGACCTTCTGGAGTTCGCCCGCGTCGCGGCGACTGCCGCAACGGCTTTCGAGTTGCCTGCGGACCAGGTCGGCGAGAGCTTGGCGCGCATCGCCAGCCTCTACAAATTGCCCATCAAAAACGTCAGCCAACTCGGCGACGCGATCAACTACCTGGACGACAACGCGATGTCGAAGGGTGGAGACATCATTGACGTCATGCAGCGCACAGCAGGCATCACCGCGTCGGTTGGCATGTCGTTCAAGGACGCAGCAGCTCTGGGCTCGACCTTCCTAACGCTCGGTGCATCGTCGGAAATCGCCGCCACCGCAACCAACGCGATGATCCGAGAACTGGCCATCGCGACGCAGCAACCAAAGCGATTTGTCACGGGCCTCAAGTCGATCGGTCTGGAAGCGAAAGCGGTTCAGGATGGCATGAGCAAGGACGCGACGGGCACCATCCAGAAGGTGCTGGAAGCGGTGAACAAACTGCCCAAAAATCAGCAGCTCGGTGTGATGACCCAGCTGTTCGGTAAAGAATACGGCGACGACGCGGCGAAACTGGCGTCCAATATCGGCGAATACCGGCGCCAACTTGACCTGGTGAATGGAGCGGACAACGCGCCCAAACGCGACGGCTCGATGCAGCGTGAGGGTGATATCCGCGCAGACCAGTTGTCCGCCCGATGGGAAATGTCGCAGAACCGCATGTTCAACCTGAGCAGCGCCCTGGGCGCCACTCTCCGACCGGCGCTGATCCAACTGGTCACCGGATTTAACGGTGTCCTAGAACGCGTCAACGCGTGGGCGAACGCTAACCCGGGGCTGGTGCTGGGTATCCTCAAAGTCGCCGCCGGCATTGCTGCACTGTCGATCGGCTTCAGCACCGTGGCCCTCTCGCTGGCGACAACCCTTGGACCATTCCTCGCGGTGCGTTACGGGTTATCACTGATCGGGATCCGTCTACCCTCTGTGATCGGGCTGCTATTCAACCTTGGCTCGAAGGTCCTGCCCTTTGTCGGCCAGGCATTCATGTGGGTTGGCCGATTGTTCATGGCCAACCCAATTGGCCTCGCCATCACGGCAATTGCCGTTGCTGCGTATCTGATCTACGCGAACTGGGACAAGGTGAAGGCTTACTTCGTCAGTGCCTGGGCGGAAATCAAAGCAGGGTTCAGCGGCGGGATCAGCGGCATCCTGCAAACACTCGCCAACTTTAGCCCTATTGGATTGATCTACCAGGCCTTCTCGGCGGTGATGAACTACATGGGTGTCGAGATGCCAGGCCGATTCACCGAGTTCGGGGGAATGATCATCGCGGGACTCGTCAATGGCATCACGAACGCGATGGGTTCTGTGAAGACGGCGATCACCGACGCCGGTAGCAACACCGTCGACTGGTTCAAGGAGAAGTTGGGTATTCATAGCCCCTCCCGGGTTTTCGCCGAGCTTGGCGGCTTCACCATGGCCGGGTTGGCGCAGGGCGTGGCTGACGGTCAGAGCGGGCCTCTGGAAGCCGTCAAGGCTGTGGGCGACCTCATGACCCAAGCAGGAACCGTGACCATCGGAGCCATCACCAGCGCCGGTGCAGCGCTGAATCCAGCCGCTGCAATGCCCGAAGCCACCGCCGCCGCTCTGAACTCAGCCGGGGCCGTGCCCGGGGCCCAAGCTGAAAGTGGCGGCATGCTTGATTCGATCATGGGCATAGGCAAACGACTGGCCCAAGTGGGCGCGATGGCCGTAGGTATGGGCGGGGCTCAAGGCGCTATCGCGGTCGACAACCGTCCGCCAATTGGTGCAGCAGCAGCAGCTCCAGCGGCGATGCAGATGGCGCCCGATCAAATCGTTATCAACATTCACCCCGCCCCTGGGATGGATGCCGCTGCGATCGCGCGCGCCGTGTCTGCAGAGCTGGACAAGCGGCAGCATGCAAAACAAGCCAAGGGACGCAGCGCCCTTTTTGACCAGGAGTAAACGGACATGATGATGTCACTGGGCATGTTCATTTTCAGCCTCGAGACGCTGGCGTATCAGGAACTGCAGCGGCAGACAGAATGGCGTCACGGCTCGACCTCCCGCATTGGTACCAACCCAGCACGCCAGTTCCTGGGGCGTGGGGAGGACTCAATCAGCATGCCTGGAATTCTTCTGCCGGCACTCGCCGGAACCACGCTCAGCCTCGACACCCTTCGCGCCATGGCGGATACCGGCAAGGCCTGGCCGTTGATTGAAGGCACCGGCAGGATCTTGGGCATCTGGGTGATCGAGAACATCAGCGAGACCAAGACCCTGTTCTTCCAGGATGGTGCAGCACGGCGAATTGAATTCACCATTGCGCTCAAGCGGATCGATGATGGGCGCGTTGACCTGCTCGGCGCCGCCGTCAGTACAGCCGGCAACATTCTAAGGAAGATCCTGTGATTGACCAGGCACTGAGTCAGATCGATAGCTATCTGAATGATGCGCAGGCCGCCATGCGAGAAGCGAACGCCTACCCGCGCCCAATTTGCCGGATCGAGGTCGACGGACGCGACATCACAGCGGCGATCGAGCAGCGCCTGATGAGCATCGAACTGACCGACAACCGCGGACTCACGGCAGACCAGCTCGATGTCACGCTCTCGGATCATGACGGGCGTCTGGTTATTCCGCCGAAAGGCGCAACCCTGCGCTTGTGGCTTGGCTGGAGCGATACTGGCTTGGTCGATAAAGGTTCGTATACGGTCGACGAGACCGAACACAGCGGCGCGCCGGACCAGCTGAACATCCGAGCGCGCAGCGTGGACCTGAGTGCTGGGTTGAAGGTCAAACGGGAACGAAGCTGGCATGACGAAACAATTGAGTCAGTCGTACAAGCCATTGCGGGCGCATACGGCCTTGGCCCGCTGGTAAGCGCCGCTCTCAGTGCGATCAAATTGGTGCATCTTGACCAGGCCAATGAATCAGACGCGAACCTGCTCTCCCGCCTGGGACAAGAGCACGATGCTATCGCCACAGTGAAAGCCGGCAAGCTGCTGTTCATGCCAATCGGCAATGCAACCAGCGCCAGCGGATTGAACCTGCCGCACATCACCCTGACCCGCCGGGACGGCGACCAGCACCGTTTCCTACAAGCGGACCGGGACAGTTACACGGGCGTGCGAGCGTTCTATTACGACGTCAACAGCGCCGAAAAAAAAGAGGCAATTTCCGGCGGCGGCGACAACATTAAGGACCTGCGGCATTCCTATACCGATCAGAAAACCGCACTGGTCGCTGCCCGGGCTGAGTGGAACAAGCTGCAGCGGGGAACGGCAACTCTCAGCTACTCGCTGGCGCGTGGTCGTCCGGATCTAACACCGGAGCTCACCTACTCCCTGACAGGCATCAAGCAGGAAATCGCGGACATTATCTGGCTGGGGGGCAACATCAAACACAGCTTCACGTCGGACTCATTCACCACGAGCCTTGAACTTGAATCGAAGTTGCCTGATGGCGATGAGGTAGCCGAGCTGGCTGACGATGCCAAGGACTACACGGGTATCGTCGCGTGGTACCGGGACAAGAGTGGAAAACAACAAAAACTCACCGAGGGTGACCAGAGCAAGCCCAAACGGCTGACGCACCTGTTCGAGAGCAAGACTTCGGCAAAACGCGCGGTGGACAGAGAGTACAAACGGCTGAAGGCGAAAAATGGTGCAGCCGCCACAGGAACCCCGGCGTGATCAGCCGGGGCGCGGAACATTGGCCGGGAGCTACTCCGTATCGGCCATCATTTCCGCCAAGCGTCGTAGGTGGTTCTTGTCCGCCTCCGACATCTTTCGGTACATGCCAAGCAAAATGCACTCCAGCTGCGTCAGCTGAGGTGCGGAACACTCCCTGTCCCGAACGTCCTGTTCAAGTTGCTCCAAAACGCCTCGATCCAACATGCTCAATACTCCTTAAAGCCGCAGAGCATCGGCGAAATCGAGATTTTCTGAAGTACCAGGTGAGCACTCTTTCGTATGGTTGTGCTGGAAGCGGCAATGCAGTTTCACTCCAGCGGCAGCGTGCCCTGCGACTCTTTCGCTGCCATTTCAGCGAGGCCGGTTGCAACCCGGTGAACCACAATCTGATCACCAGGACTCAACGAACGAAAGCAGTTCAGCACCTCGTTTTCTATAGCGGTCTGCGTTCCCACCGTCGTATCCCTGCGACCGAAAAGCACATACATAACGTCCACGCCGATTTTCGAGATCGCCAACAGATAAGCCGTGTCCGGCCTTTGTCGATCATTCTCGTAATTGCCTTGGGAGTTGCGTTTCACACCGCCTATATCAGCGAACTCGTTCTGATTTATGCCAAGCCGGTCGCGCTCTTCCCGGAGCCGCTCGCCCAAAGTTTTTTCCAAGGAATCTCCAGACACACAAATTTTTGGCATGCGCAGCTTTACACACACAAAGTTTTGGGCATAATGATGGCACACACAACACGATTGAACACACATGAACACTATGCCCGTCCTCCTTACAGCCGAGCAAGCCCGCGCAGAACTTGACCGCAACGGGATAACTATTGCGGAGTTCTGCCGTAAACACGACTTGAACAAAAATTTGGTCAGCGATTTGTTAAACGGCCGCAAGAAGGGGGTACGAGGCGAAGCCCGACGAGCAGCTGTGCTTCTGAGAATCAAAGACGGCGTGATCTCAAATTAATGGCAGTTGGCTCAGCGAGAAACCAGAAGATGAAACGCACCGTTCTAGAAACCCGGAGGCAGGTTGTAAGCGCAGTCATTTGCTCATATCCAGGTGGTCGTGATTGCGCAGCACCACGCTTAGGTATGTCGGTGAAAAAATTCGACAACCACGCCTATGAAAACGCTGGCAGCCGCCCGCTTACAGATGAACAAATCTGCTTACTAGAGTCGCAAACCGGGACCACTCACCTCCCTGACTTCGTTTGCAATCTGTACGGCGGCGTTTTTGTCCCGGTCGCTGAGGCTGGACAACTCGACAACCTCGACCTGTATGCCCGTTCGATCAACACCGCAGTAAAACGTGGGCTCGTCGACGCCATCATTTCCAAAGCACTGCAAGACGGCGTTATCGACGACGACGAGGTGCAGGCCATTCTCGCGGCGCACCGAGCGCACGTAGCAGCCAGACATGAAGAGATCACTGCAGTGATCGTTCTGCACCGGGAAACCCCGGGCAACCAGGAATCGAAGTAGACGCTGGAAGCGTCGCCATTTCTCGGCGTCAGCCGAAAGCCGCGAATAGCGGCGGGGAGAAAAAGTGAGCACTTACAAACTGGTATGCCCGCACTGCCGGGAGCGCATGCGTATCCGAACTAGTGAAGGCACGCACATCTTTTTGCGCATTGCCTATCTGCAATGCATCAACGAGGCCTGCGGTTGGTCTGTTCGGGCTCAGTTCGAAATGACTCATGAAATGAGCCCTTCGGGCATGCCAAATCCGTCCGTTTGTTTGCCAGTGGCACCTGTTGCGATTCGCCGGCAAGCGATGAAAAAGGAAGGAGAGAATCAGATGGACCTACTTGGACTGGAGACGGCCTGATGAACACCACGATCAGCGAGCAAAAACCCGAGCGCGAATACCGCGCCGCTATGCAGGTCGCCGCGCTCTGCTACATGCAGCGCCATCAGGCAGAGCACCTGGGCAATGATCAACAGCTGTTCATCCGCACGGCTTCCTATCTCGAAGTCACCTTGAAAGTGCCTGCCTATCTTGCCGAAAACCTGACGGGATTGGCATACGGCGACTTACGCTCGGACGCTGGCCAGCGACGCCTCGACCTGAACAGCAGCAGTGAATCGGTTGCGGTTCTCACTGACCCAGCCCGCGGCAAGACCTTTGCCATACCCGTCACACTGATCTTTCAACACCTGGTCGACGCCTCGGGGCCCCGACCAAAAGCCCCCTTTTAACTGACCGAACTGCTCCACCGCTTGCGTGTGGGTTTGGGTGAACTGCGCCCAAAAACAGGGAAATAGCCATGAGTACAGCACTTTCCATCCGGATGAACCTGAGCGAAAGCCTCGCAGAAGCGTTGCAACAGGAGCTCCGTGAGCGCCTGCGAATAGGCATTCAGGAGCATTGGTACTCGGACGAATTTCGTCGGGTTCCTGATGGTTTGCGCACCGGCGCGATTCTCTCCGCCTACCCCGCTCTGGCGGCTCAAAAGACAACTCTCGGCGCCCTCCAGGTCGCCATCAGAAAGCAGGCGTGAAGATGGAAAAGCAAATCCGGGGCGACATACTGACCCGACTCGAATTCGACTACGGCTTGCGGCACCGCGCGGGCACCGACTTTATGCGCGGTGGCACCTGCCCTGCCTGCAACAAGAAGGAACTGTATTCCAGCTTCGAAAACCCGTGGTTCATCAAGTGCGGTCGCGAGAGCAAATGCGGTCAGCAATGGCATGTCAAAGAGCTGTATGCCGATCTGTTCGACGACTGGAGCAAACGTGCGCCGGCGACAGATGATCAACCGACCGCAAGCGCCCGCGCCTATATGGAATTTGCTCGCGGATTCAAGATCGAGCTGGTCGCAGGACTGTTCACCCAGGAAAACTATTTCGATCGCGTCCTGAATATCGGTTCGGCCACAGTCCGATTTCCGCTCGAGCACGGTGGGTATTGGGAGCGATTGATCGACCAGCCTCAGCGCTTCGGGAAAAAGAAAGCCCGTTTCAAACCCGGAGAGTCGTACAAAGGCTACTGGTGGTGTTCGCCTAACATCGATCTTTCCCAGACCGAAGAGCTGTGGATCGTCGAAGGCATTTTTGATGCGATCGCTCTCGAGCACAACGCGATCGATGCTGTTGCCGCGATGTCGTCGAATGCCTTTCCTGAGGCCTCACTGAAAGCACTTGCCGCTGATCGAGCAGGTAATTTGCCGAGACTGGTGTGGGCACTGGACAACGAGCCTGGCGCGCACCGGTACACGCGCAAATGGGTCGCGATGGCCCGGGCTTTGGGCTTTGAATGCACTGCCGCTCAGATTCCACAACGCGATGTGCGAAAAGTGGACTGGAACGACCTGCATCAGCGTTGGGCCTTTATCAGTGATGAAGCCGATCGCCGCCAGCGCACCGAAAAGGACCTCGACGAAGCCCGCCACCACGGTGCCCTACTTATCGCCGAGAGCGCGTCAGAAAAAGCGCTGCTGATGTACAACTGGCGCGAGCGCGAGGAATTCCACTTCGGGTTTGAGTCGCGCCTTTATTGGTGGAAGCTGGACATCAGCAAATTCAACAACGCCATGCAGGCCCTGGAAACGAGCGAAAACCACGAAGAGCAGCAGCTGAACAGCAAAGCCATGCGTGAGAAAGCACTGCGCATGTCGGGCTGTGTGGTCGAGATCGCGAACTGCTACCCCCAGGCACTGTACTTCCAGCGCAATGAGATCACTGACGAGTCCTGGTATTTCTTCCGTGTTGATTTTCCGCACGACGGCGGTTCGGTAAAAAACACCTTCACCGGTGGTCAGGTAGCCGCTGCGAGCGAATTCAAGAAACGTCTGCTCGGCATGGCCGCCGGAGCGGTTTTCACCGGCAGTGGCCAGCAGCTGGACAAAATCATGAAGGACCAGCTGTTCGCGATCAAAACGGTTCAGACGATCGACTTCGTCGGGTACAGCAAGGAATACGGCTGCTACGTGTACGGCGACGTGGCCATCAAAGATGGCCAGGTGGTCGAGGTCAATGACGAGGAATTCTTCGAGTTCGGCAAGCTGCGACTGAAAACCCTGCAGCGCGCTGTGCCGGTGCGAATTCAGCGTGATCCGAAGGAATACAGCAACGAATGGGCGAAATTGCTGTGGACGTGTTTCGGTGCCCAGGGCGTTGTCGCGCTGACCTTCTGGTTCGGCTCGCTGTTTGCCGAGCAGATCCGCTCTAGATATGAGTCGTTCCCCTTCCTGGAAGCCACGGGCGAAGCCGGCGCAGGAAAAACCACCCTGCTCAAATTGCTGTGGAAATTGCTCGGCCGTGCAAGCTACGAGGGATTTGACCCATCGAAGTCTACCAAGGCCGGGCGTAGCCGGCTGATGGGGCAAGTGTCCGGCATGCCAGTGGTGCTGCTGGAGTCCGATCGGAGCGGAGACGACAAATCCCACGCGAAAAACTTCGAGTGGGACGAACTGAAGGACTACTTCGGCGGCGGCACTCTGGCAACAAAGGGCGTTAAAACCTCCGGCAACGAAACCTACGAGCCACCCTTCCGAGGGACGATCGCCATTAGCCAAAACGCGCCAGTGATTGCTTCCGAAGCCATCATGACGCGGATTGTAAAGCTGCACTTCGTGCGGCCAAACGTGACGCCAGAAAGCCGAGCCGCGGCTGACCGACTGACGGCCCTGGACGGTAATCAGCTTAGCCACTTCCTGCTGCAGGCGGTGAAGCGTGAAGCCGACGTCATGGCAACGCTTGCCGACAAAATTCCAGCTCACGAGGCTCGCCTGCGTCGGCTGCACACTCACTGCATCAGCTGCGACACCGAATACCCAGCCACCAACGAAAAGGCCGCGTGCCAACAATGTGGCAATCAGCTGAGAGGCTATATCCGCGTCGAGCGCATCGTTAAAAACCATGCTCAGCTGCTAGGCCTGGTCGACTGCATTCGCTCGCTTGTACCCCTGAGCGATACCCAGATCAGCGCCACCCATCGCTGCATCATCGCAATGGCGATCGAGCGCCAGAGCTCAATCAGCGCAGACCATCCGGTCGTAGCTGAATTTTGGGAAGTCTACGACTACCTGCAAGGTCTCGATGCCGATGGGCCTGTGGTCAATCACAGCAAAAAAGACAACGTCATCGCCATCAACCTCAACGAGTTCGTCGAGCGAGCTGCAGAACACCGGCAGAAGCTCGCCGACGTCAGCGAGCTGCGCGATCGCCTGAAGGAATCCCGCTGCCGCAAATTCCTGGAATCGAACAAAGCCGTCGACAGCGCGGTGCGTGCGTATCAGGCCACGCGGAATAACAACACGATTACCAAGTCACCCACCGTCAAGTGCTGGATGTTCCAGGCGTAGGGCGGCAACCGAAGTCGAACAGCCCTGAAAGGAGAGAACCATGCAAATTCAAGTCGTTGCCGGCACTGCGAAAATCCTGCAGGACCGCACCACCCACCTGCTCAACGAGCTCGGAAACGATCACCGCAAAACGGTGCAGGCCGAGGCATACGGCGCCAACGGCCTGGTCGATATTTTGGAGGTGCGGGCCACAGACGGTCAGCACGAGATCCTGGTGCTGAATTGTTCAAGGCTCCAGATCCAGGCGGTTTTGGAATGGCGTTCATGCACCGAAGACACGAACGAATTTGAAGACCTGGTGCTGCACCTGGTGCGACTGCCAGACAGCAACCTGTAACGCCGGCTGCAACCGGCACTTTTGAAAGGAGAGAACTATGCGCAACACAGAACAACTTGAACAGACTGAGCGCGGGGCCATGCTTCGGCAATTCATTGGCGCGATCGTGACGGCGGCGTTGATCGCCATTGTTGCGGTCCAGGTGCCGGATCTGCTCATTTGGATCCTGAGTTAAAGATCCGCGAAAAGAGCTGCTGGGGAGACAGTGGAAAGTGAGTAAGCTAGATCGTTTCATGAGGGAGCGGGATGTTATCGCCGTGACGTCTCTGTCACACGCAACGCTGTGGAGAGCAATGAAAAGTGGGCGATTCCCACGCCCGGTCTCTATTTCACCTGGCCGAGTTGGCTGGCGAGAGTCTGCAATCGTCGCTTGGCAGCAGAATCCTGCTGAATGGAAGCCCACCGAGGCCGCTTAAGCGGCCTTTTTATTTCTATAAGCATAACCTGCCGCACAGCCCTGTATGGCAATATGCGACCTGACACCCTGATAGTTGCATCTCCTTTAGACCTTTTTTCAATTTACGGAGCGAATTGCAGTGTTTAAGAAACAGGAAATAAAAGATTTAGTTAAAGAATACGGGACCAAATATTTATTTCCTGACTTCACAAATAAAGTTACATGGCTTGTTGTGGGGGCTGGAGCAACAATACTTTTAACACCAACCCCACTGAAAGTGATTTTTTACAACTGGATAATAGATACAGCAAATTTAAACTCAGCAGGAAAATTTACACTTGCAGATCTTAAACCTGACTCTGCAGACTACATGATTGGCGCATGGATTGTAGTTGCAGGGCTTGCCCATAACATAGCGTACAGGTTTTTACTATTCAAAGAAAAAACAATACAGGAACCCGCCCTCGAAAATATTAATCCGATAGATAAAGCCCTTTTCGAGAAGTTTCTGGCTGAATTCCCGAGTAGCTCTTCATCTATCCATATGCTGAAAACTCATGATTGGGGCAGCGCATTTAATATGAAAAACCTCAAGGAGCTGGAAGAATTCGTTGCAGATTGGAACACGCTGGAGCGAGAATTCCTCAACGAAGAACTGGAGGATAAGCGAAAAAAGCTTTGGCAGGCCTGTGCTCAATTCGATTACAAACTGTCACTGGGCGCCTATAATCTTCATAGCGAGATTTATAGTTGCATCCCAGACCAATATCGTGGGACTGATGACTGGCCAGAGCATGTGGACGACAAACTAAAAGAACTGAACGACCTTGCAGATCAGTGCTGGGACCATTATCGCGCATTCGTGCAGTTCGGGCGTAGGCAGCTAAACTGCTAAATGCTAAATATGCATTTCATTATTCTCGCTCCCATCCGAAGATAGAGATGTCGTGAGCGTCCGTATTGGAGTCAGCTGGATCGTTTTATAAGGGAACGGGATGTTATCGCTGTTACATCCCTGTCGCGCGCAACGCTGTTGCGGGCAATGAAGAGCGGGCGTTTCCCTCGCCCGGCATCAATTTCACCAGGTCGGGTTGGCTGGCGGGAATCTGCAATCGTCGCTTGGCAACAGAATCCTGCAGGATGGAAGCCCGCCGAGGCCGCGTATTCGGCCTCATTCATTCTCAGTCTTAATCATTATTGCTATGATGTTTTTCTATTATCTCACCCAAAAACTTAATTAGATGTTCAATAGCAGCCAAGTCTCTTTTCACTTGAAGCTCCATTAGTTTAACATTCGACGTCAAGCCCAGATCCTTGCGGATGCCTACAAGAACAACATTCTGAAACTCCGAAATTTCCTTAACATCTGGCAGCAAACTCTTAAGCAAACGAAATCTCTCAATTGCTATTTTTACCTCGGCATCGGACAGTTCCAGCTCGGCTTTTTCTGCCTCGACAATGTGAAGCTTATACGATTCAGTAACAGCTCCAACCAATATCGAATCTGAAGAAGATATCCCCTTCAACTTATTGATTTCCATTAACAGTCGCTCAGACTCTAAACGTGAATTGTCACGCTTTTTTTCCAATTTGTTTCTATCACTGATCGCTTTACCGAGCCCTTCTCTGGTGAAAGAAGATTTCTTCATGAGGTCGCTGTATTTTGACACGAGCTCACGGACCAATGACGCCGTCATAGGCTCCGCCACAAGTTGAATCTGCGCTGCAGTGGAGAAAAAATCGCTCAGATCAGGGCTCACTATCATGGACTCTTCCCTATCGGAAAAATTAATTAGCGAACTCAACGCCGCAGGCATTTTTTTTGCCGCATCCAGGTAGACCTCTTTTCTGAGCGACGCTGTTCGCTCTTGAGTTTTCATATTCGAATCATGCCGTAGTTGCAACTCCAGCCTTGAGGTATTGCTCCAGTTGGATATTAGAACGCCTCCAAGCGTCAAAGCTGATGCTAACAAGCCAGACCAAACGACATCTGGAACTGATCCTATAAGATACAAAAAATCCATCGCTTAACTCTCTTAGCGGTGCCGCTTGGATTAACCAGGTTCAACACCACTGCTATCGAAGGAAATTCGAAATATAGCGCTACGGGGTCATAAGTCATTTTTTTTGGAAAGAATATTTTTCTGCAACCAAACTGACCATCGCTGAAGCCCCACCTTCTTTTCCTTAAAATAGGTATACCGGTCGTAATGCTTCGAGCCTACATCACCGAAGGCGTGCCCTTGAATTCGATCCTTCAATTCTTTGTTGAGACCCGCGACGCCCATCAACGTTTTACACGTCCTGCGGATGTCGCGCAGTGTGAACGGTCCGTTGAATTTGTTCGCGTGTCGACCATAGAGCTTTGTCACTGCGCGGGACAGAGACTGCGTGTGCAGCGACTTGCCGTCGGCCTTGCCCATAAAGGGATAAGCGCTGGACTCACTGACTTCATCCATCGCTTTCAGGCTTTGGCGCATCAACTTGTTGAAGGGGACGACGTGTAATGACCGCTCTCCTTCGATACCCTTGCCCCCGCTTTTCCCCTTCCTATTTCGGATTATCAAATGATCCTTCAGGTATTGGCGCCGCTCCGTTGCCAGGACCTGCTCCGGCCGCTGACCACCGGATGCAATGAGAAATTTCAACAGTTCGGATGTCACCAGACTCAAATGCTCAGGTAGTAACTGCCAAAGCGTCGCCAGTTCCTCCGTAGAAAGAGCCCGATCACCAGGTTGTTCCCAGTCGTCCTGGACCGGCACACTGGCCACCGGGTTACTGACCAGGCCAAACCGCACTTGAACGCCTAGGTAACTGCGCGGGTTGTACTCCTGCTCCAGCCCAACCTGAAACGCGGCATGGAGCTGTGAGCGGACGCGATTGCAATATGTGGTAATGCCGGCATCGATCATTTTCACGATGATATTGCGTATTTGAACCGGGCCGATGAGCGAGGCGGGTTTGCTGACCAGATCGGGAAATGGGTCGCTGACGTAATGCTTGAGCGACCACTTAACATCGCCGGCTGATGCAGCCTCTTCGGTTTCGAGCTTCTTCACATACAGATCGAGCAGATCCTGAAAAGTACCTGGTGAAGCTTGTACTCCCTTTTCCTCACGGCACTTGTCCCGGGCGATCGTGAGTTTCATCTCAGGCCATGTACCGAGCTTGGCCAGCTTCTTTTTACCAGCGACATGCCGCTGAAAATAAAACTCCTTAGTCCCGCTAGGGCGGACCTTGAGAACGAGCACCCCTTCGCCTTTGGCTGTGCGGCCGTCGGAGATGACGTAGTCCCTTTCGCGGGGTTTCAGCGCCTGAATCTGCTTTTCCGTGAGCATTGGTGACAGTTCCTGGTGACAGTCGGCCAGATCTAAGGTGATACCGCGTGAAACAACACGATTGAACACCACCCTCTGAGAGGCGCGATTCTACTGGGCTACAGAGAGAAATTGATATCCCCTGTGACGTACTGAGACTGCACTAGTAAAAGCTTCCCAAGCTGATAACGAGGGTTCGATTCCCTTCACCCGCTCCAATCGAATTTAGGTCTCACGTTGTTTTTTGACGGGGGATGCAGGTAAAGAAAAAACCGGCCTTGATGGCCGGTTTTTTTATGTCTGGGGTTTGTGTTTCAAGGGTGGAAATTAACGTTTTGGCGCAAAACAGGTGTTTTGTTAGCGTTTTTCTTGCCCCGGTAACGGTTTTCTCTGCCCCCTTTACCCTGTATGACCAGATCAACGCGTAGCCATTAGCTATCGAGATCCCATTCGCTAGTGGCACGAAAGTGGCCAGTTTTCGAAAAGGCAAGGTCCTACACTACGGTGGGAATTGTCCGTAGACTTGCGCATTGCTGTCCATTTGCATCGAGGCCTATAGTCGAGCCGGCGCCAAAATGGCGCTTCGGGTTTGGCGACTCGATCCAATGAACAAGAGCTTCCGAGCAGTTTTCGGATCGCTTTAAGCACTTAGCTGCCTGCTTTTTGGTGGCTGTGCGCGGGAGACCTTCGGGTCTGCCGGGTTGTCCATTGTCCGGTTCGCCAACCTGCGTACAGCTGCCACCCTATTCGTTTGGCGACGATTGAGTGGTAGACCTCTTAACCCAATGGAGCTCTACGCATGAACGAATACATGGCTTTAACCAGCAACGCCGACGACCTTCCCTCGCTCTACGTAAACACCACCCAACCGCTGCATTCCCTGCTGAGCACCGCCAGCTACAGAATCCGGGCTGTCACGCAGCTTCTTGAAAACCTCGCGATGCGAGGCGACATCACGTCTGACTCGGTGATCCTCAGCGACTTTGCGTTGCTCTGCTGCGTGCCCTTGCGCGACGGTTGCGATGTGCTGGATGTCATTGCTCGACGCATGGATGCGGAATAGTTGTGACGTGAATCTGGGGCGCCTTTCGGGGCGTCCTTTGCGTTCGCCCAACCGGCTAGGATAAATATATCCGTCACCTTTTTCCCAATAGGGTTAGATTCTAACCTTATAAAAGCTTTTAAAATCAGCTAGTTAAGAAAAAATTACCTTTTTAATTACCCCAAATCACCTTCTCTGGTAATTGCTAAAAACCAAGCCCGACAAGGGCTACAGCCACTGGCCTCAGTCTCCTGACCGAAATTACCTTTTTGCCGCGGCACTACTGTAAAGGCATGATGCCATCACCTGCATGGCTGCTTTCCGAAGTGAACGGATGCCAATCCTAATCAGGCGGACCTCAAGTAATTGGAGATAAAAATGGATATCCAGAGCGTCGGTTGGGCTGTCGTTGGATTCGTCGCGGGTCTCTTGTTGAAATCCTTTCTCCCGGAGTACTTCAAAAAGAAGGGTGAGAATTTGGCGACGAAAGAGGACATCGCAGATATCACCCACAAGATTGAAACCGTCAGGCACGAATATGCGACGCAACTCGAGTGCGCCAAAGCCGATCTCTCAACCTTGGTGACCCAGCACAGTTTTCGTTACGAGAAGGAATACGATGTCCTTGGTCGACTCACTGAGCTGCTGGTCGAGCTCCGAGACGCGAGTGTGGGATTGAGGCCGGTGGTCGACGTTAGAGACCCTGTGCTTTCGGCGGACCAGGTCAAGCAACAACGTCTAGCCCGTTTATATGAGGCTGGTATATCGGTGTATTTGGAAAGCGAAAAAAAACGACCTTTTTACCCTGACGACATCTATGACTCCATCCAAGCGATTTTAAAAGTCACGCACCTAGAATCGATCGAATACAGGATAAAAGACCCTTTCAAAAGCGAGGGACTCATGGAGTACTGGGAAAATGCTGCGAAAAATCAGAACGCAATTACTCAGTCGGTTGAGGAGGCTATGGAGCTGATCCGAAACCGTGTAATCAAATGGGATTCAGATAGACCGTAG